CATTTGTTGATAAAAGCTGATTAGCACTTCCACCTGTTATTGGGAAGGTAAATGTATAGCTTGCTTGTCCTGACTGATCTGCTGGTGCAGCTAATTTGACAAACTGTGTGTTTCTGCCAAGTTGTAATCCAGAATTATTTAAGATTGATCCATAAGCTCCAGAAGCACTTGTACAAGTTCTTAAAGTTATATTTGCTAAACCACCTGGAATAATTGTAGGTTCACCATTAGCACTATCCCTAGTTAATACAATGTCGTGACCTTGAAAAACATCCCCAGAAATAGTAAAAGTATCACTTGCAGTAAAATTCCCTGATCCATCAGTAGTCTGGATGGCATTACTAGCTCCTGTAGCTGATGCTCCTCCACCTGATACCTTTGCTACTGAACCATCATCCTTTTTTAAAAATAATTCTCCAGTATCGGTTCTAACGGCTGGTTCGCCTAAAGCAAGATCACTTGCACCTGGATCGCTACCTGATGCTCTTTTAAGTCGTATTTGATTAGCCATTGGCTCTTACCTCCTAATAGCTGTATTTAATAAGATCCACCGTCTATGTTGAAGCTAGATGCACTTTCATCTTCTAAAAATGTAACTAGATCAGATAATGCAACCTGTTTCATTGTTCCAGCGTCATTTGTTACTAATCTGTCGGCTGCTGCAAGAGTTGTAGAACTAGCAGATGTTCCACCATCCATGATATTCAATTCAGCAGTTGTTACTGTAGCTCCATCCAAGATTGCTACTTCGGTTGAAGTAAGCAAAGCCAAAGCAGCAGAAGCACCAGATTGACAACCAGATAAATTATCTAAATCAGCGTCATAAGCTTGAACATTTGTGCCTATAGCTAGACCTAAAGCCGTTCTTGCTGCACTTGCACTTGTAGCACCCGTTCCACCATCCCCTATGGCAAGCGTTCCAGTTATAGAACTAGCAGCTAAATCAACAGCAATTTCTGTGGATTCAATTACTAAACCACCATTTGACTTAAGGTCAACTGATAATGTGTTTCCCGACTTCTGCAAACCATCTGCTGTTATTATCTGACCAGCACCAGAAAACTGTGCGAATGTAAGATTATTTGTACCTGTAACCGCACTTCCCTTATTACTCGTACAAACGAAACCGTTATCAGCGTTTACAGTACCTTGCTCAATAAAAGTAAACATTCCAGCAGCGTCAGAGCCAGCAGCTAAATCTGCTGCCCTTGCTGGACTCGAACCAACTACATAAATTCCATTTTGACTAGCAGTACTTTGATCTTTTACTAAAACTCTATTTCCGTCTGCAAGTGTTACTCCGTCAAGAGTGTCTCCATTATTAAGTGCCGTTGATATTGTGATGTTTGCTGTTGTTGCAGCTACACATGAATCTTTAATATCAAGTCCTTGTGATGTAGCCTCTACAAAACCTTTAGTAGCAGCATCTTGTGTGTTTACTGGGTCAGATAAATTTGTTATTGTTTGGCTATTTAATGAAACTGAACCAGTTGGAGCAGCCATTTGGTCTAGTCTATTAGCTCTTACACCTGTATCGAAGTCAGAAATTTTTGTATGTGCTAGAGAGGGAATATCAGCAGCAACTAAAGCTCTATATACAGCAGCAGCGTCACTTCCTGAAACTGGGCCAGCTAATATTGTATTTGAAACATGAGCCGTTACCTTATCAAAAAACTTGCCTGAACCTCCAATAGGTTCAATAGTTGTAGCGGAACCTCCAGCACCCCCTGTGCCTATACCAATAAATAAAGTTTTACTTGCCTCTGCAAAAGCTAACTCAGCATTTGCTAAAGTCGTTGGTGCTGATGATCCAGTAGATCTTTTAATTCTTACTGTGTTAGCCATTGTTAAAAATTACCCCCGTCAACGAGTGTTAGTTTGGTAGTAGTTGAATCTGCTTTAAATGTACCACTAGATGAATCAAAATACACTATTGAGTCATCTACTTTAGCTGAGTCATCTAGAGTTGTTCCAGAAGCAGCAAAAGCTGGACCTTGAGGACCTTGAGTGGTAAGTTCAACTGTAGTTACATCAGATACCTGTGAAACTACAACTTGGTTAGGGTTGCTCATGCTGTGTAACCTTCACTTATAAACAGTTTACCTTCTAAATAATAGTTTTTGCTACCCCCTGGTTCTGTTAACAATACGTCATAAAACAAAATATTTGGAGTAAAAGTTGCAGTATCAGTATCAGATAAGGAAATATCAACAATCCCACCAGTTCTATTTGTGTAAGCTACTGTCCAATCTGCATATTTTGTGGATCGTGATTGATCATAAACCTGTGCAGCTACAGTATATCCAGTTAAATCTATAGCCGATCCAGTTGAATCTTTAAATGTTAGTTTAATAGGAAAGTCTGCTCTCCTTTCAACTTTAAAATTCTTTGTACCTGGAAGAATTGCCATTAGCTATATGGAGATGTACCTAGTATATCAGTTTTCCATTGTGCTTTTAATTCATCAGTTGTAGTTGCTGAATCAATAGCAGAATCAGCAGGAGCATCTCTTAATGCCTGTTTTTTTGCAACAATTTCTGTAGTGCTTGATGAAGACTCTAATGCTCTTTGAAAATCAATATCTAGTGCAACAAGTAAAGGCTCTCTTGCTTCTCTAATATGTATTTTGTGAATTTCTTTGGCTTTTGCCATGTCTATGCCAAATCCCATAATTTACTCCGTATAAGTCCAAGCATTTCTAAAAGTTTTATCTGTAGGAATAACAGATTTATCTACAATATAACTTGTTTTTCCATTAGGTACATCTTTAGTTTGTATTTCTTCAATAGTAAGAGAGCAGTTAGGGGAAGGAATAATAAAACAAACACTACCATCATCTTCTGTATAAACAATTCTCTTATCTGAATCAGCCATAAGTTTTTCTTTAAGTATATCTTATATCATGGTTTTAGGCTCTGAGTAATGGCGGTTTATTTATTTTATTTTTTAACGATCCAACATGAATACAAAAGAAAGAAATAGTTAATCTTTCTTTAGTTCCGAAAGTTGGTACACCATGTAATGTATCTGTATCGAACAAAAGTAACCGATTATATACGTTTTTTACTGCTACAGTTTCCTCCATTTTTGCATGATAATCATTATATGTTGTTTCATATTTTTCTTTATCTAGACTCGTTCCAGAGTATAAATTTTCTTTCATTAAATTTTCTTCATAAGTTGGAGAGGGCAAACTTGTTGAACATTTATATATAGATGTACCAGTATCGGGATCGGGTTTAGGATTTAAATAAACAACACCAGCAAATAAGGAATCTTCATCAGTATGAACCCATCCTTTATTTGTACTATCCCATTTATCTTTACTAAAAGGTTTAATTTTTTGAAAAAATATATTAAAAATACATTGATTTGGAAGTTCCCCAAATATTTTTAATACTTTTTTGCTAAACATTTCTCCTAATTGAGGATTAAATTCAAATATATTTTGAGTTCTACAACCAGGAAAATTAGGCTCTGCTATTGGATATTTTAAACTTAATGCGTATTCTCTGATATAGTCTGGGTTAATAAAAAAGTCATCAATTACAGTAATAGGATATAACTTCATGTATGACTAATCACCAAAAACGATAGCATTAAAAATTATAGGGTCACTGCCTGCCTGTACGCTAACATTACTGTTTGCTACCCGAAAACCACTTGTATCATAACCCCCAGAGATACTTCTGATCATTGGTCTTGCTGCTGTAGATAATTGGTTGTTTGTTGTTGATTTCATACTTAATGCAACTGCATAATTGCTATTTGCAACAGCACCACTTTCTAGGTTTACAGTATAATCTCCTGTTCCATGATCCGTAATACTTGAAACATTAAAATCATCTCTTATTGCAACAGTTCCTTGACCATTAAAATTGACCCAAGCTTTAGCTCTTCCCTGTTGTATCTGAACAGGAGTTGAAGCATTATTACCGCTTGCGTCTTGAACATTAGTTGCTTTTACATTAGTCCCGACAAGAGTTGTAGATGTTAGAGAAGTTAAACCAGCAATACTTGTTGCTGTCGTTCCAGGTGAAATCGAGTTACTCCCGATAGTTATAGTATTAACAACTGATGCAAAACTTAAATTACCGCTTCCATCTGTCTTTATAAATTGTCCACTACTTCCATCTGCGGAAGGTAGAACAAAACTAACATTACTAGAAACTGTTGCTGGTGCTTCAAAAGCTACATAATGACTACTATCACCATCAGCAAACCTCAATTCATTCCTTGATTGGAGAGTAATTCCGTTAGCATCAAATATCATTTGCTCTGTACCAGAAGAAGCAAAACCCATAATATTTGAAGACTTTCTAAATAATCCTAAATCTGTATCAGTATCAAAACTAAAAGCTGGAGCAGCAGCATTAGAACCATCATGTCCTAATAATGCACCTGTCATAGTACCACCTGATTTTAAAAGCAACCCAAGATTTGCTGTGTCTATATTTCCAATTTCAGTAAATCCACCATTACTTGAGTTTCTTATTTTTAAAATATTGCTTGTTGTATTAAGAAAAGGCATACCAGCAACACATTGGCTAGTTACTAGATCAGTAGATTTAGAATTACTAGATTGTATTGCAGCAAAAACATTATTAAGGTCAATTCTTACGTTTGCTCCAGAGGCATTTTCGATTGTATAGTTTGTAACGTCAGCCATAGTTAAATACTATTTTTACTAAGTTTAACCTCCTTTACCGAAACCAACAGCAGTAAAAGTAAAGTTCCTATCAATACTAGCATTACTTGAATTTTTAAAATGAACTGTAAATCCTGTTCCGCTTACATTAGTTACTTCAAAATAATCTCCTGTAGCCATATTTTGCGGATTAATTGCAACTGCTGGTAAAAAATTATTGAGATTACCTAGTCCAGATGTTCCAACAAAAAACGGATTAGTAAAGGTCACATTTTTAGCACCTGATCCTGATGCTATTACAGCACTTTGTTCTGTTCTTGATTTTAAACTAGCTACATATCCTAACTGTTGTAAATTTATATTTTGTGCAGTATCACTTGTCTCAAGTACTGCTCTAAATTGAAAACCTCTTCCTTTAAAAGTTCCGTTTGCTACATCATTAAAAGACGAATATGTTGGAGAGCTACTAGGGTTATCAGTTGTTGTTCTTACAGATAATTTTGCGTTAGCATCGTTAGCAATCGTTCCATCAAAGTCAGTCCATGTATCTATAAGTTCTGTTCTGTTATCAAACTGATCTCCTGTATAAAAACCAACTCCTTGAAAATGTCTAGTTATTGAAAGAGAGAAAGTTCCTCCTAAATCTAAAGTATCAACAAAGTCATAAGTTCCTGTTGAGTTTGATACTGGATTGATAAGTTTTAAGCCTCCAAGAGATGAATCATAAACCACATTAGATTTTGTTCCGTTATAAGGTGTTGCATCAGTATCTTCTCTATCTGTTTTAACTGTAATTTCGTCTACTATTTCAACTGTAGATAAACTTACGCTGGCTGCTGTTGTACTAAACCTACCACCATCATCTTGAAATTTGACAAGATAAGTTCCTGCTAAAGCTGGACAAATTGCCTCTGTAGCAGATCCAGCAACAGCTTCGATAATATCTTGAGCAGCCTGGAATGAAGCAGCACCACCCGTTAATCTAGTATGTCTTATATAAACCCGACCTCCGTGAAGAACATCAATAGCCGTTGCTTGTGTAAATCTTAATCTTACAAATTGTTCGTTAACGGGTTCAATAGTTAAGTTACTTACATTTTCTGGTACAGCAGTTTTACCGATGGCAGTAAATGTTGTTGTTGTTGGATTTGTGGATAATGTTAAAGCAGCGTTATAAGAAAATACTTGAAATGTATATTCGCCAATCGGTGTATCTAATAATTCAAAATCAGAACTAAATACTACTTGCGAAACATAGTTTCCATTTTCAAATTTATAATTTACTAAATACTGTGTAACTCCCGTTACTGGTTGCCAATCTACTATTAATTTACTTCTTGCAATATTGTTTATAACAACTGTTTTTTCAGTAACAGTAAGATTACTTGGAGGGGCTGCTGGTTGATTTAATAAAGATATTGTTCTTGCTGGTAACGCAGTACCATTTTCAATAAAATTGTATTTTCCTTCAACATACGTCAAGGCAGTAATTATGTAATTAAGACCATCTTGTTCTTCTACTTGAATAACTCTAAATAATTGAGTTTGTAGTGTAGTACTAGATATTAAGTAAGGAGCATTTACATTTGGGGCTGCTGATAATGCTGAATTTAAAGTTAAAACTCCTGATGAATTAGCTGTTATAGTTTTTGATTCAACAGTTCCATCAGGCAAAATGACTGAAATAGTAGGAGAATTAGATAAACCTGGTCCTGAGTCAGTATTTCCCTCAGAATCCGTAGTTGTTAAAGAAGTAGAACTCTGTGCGTCAATAGTAATACTTGTAGTTGTCGCAGCCACAACACGACCACCTCTTCTAGCCCCTGCTCTTACTGGATCGTTTACTTCTATAACAGAACCAGGTCTTACTACCACTCCTGCGTCTATTGAAGTACTAAAAGTTATGGTTTCTGATTCATTTTGTTCCGCAAAAAGTATTGCCCGACCCAATCGTGCAGCTTGGTTGCGAGAGGTACACGCAAATGCTTTTACTTGCTTAATAATTGTGCCTAGCTTGCTTATAGCGGAACTATCTTCTATAACCTCAAAGTCTACTTCTTTTGAATCCATATTAAAATAACTTACAGATACTACAGAATGACGTTGTTTTAAACTACTACCTGAGTAAGAAAAACCACCTTCTTGCACATTGGCTAAATTAAATAAATAACTTGCTGATGTTTCTTTATCTTGAGATATTGTTACGCTTCCAGCAGACCAAATAGGCATACATCTCATTACTCCTGATAAATCATTTATTACTGAAAATGCTTCTTGAGGGCTTTGAATATTTACATTACAACTAAATCTAGCCTCTGTTGTTCCTGACCCTGTACCATCATCTACTAACTCATTTGAATATTTACTTGCTGCTACAAAGCTAAATAAATCTAAACTACTATCAGTAATATGATCTCCCAGACCATACCTCGTGTTTGTGAGCAAATCGAGTAGCACCATGCTAGGGCACGAGGTCCATACAGCAGCACCCATCACACCATTAAAAATATAACCACTTGGATAAATAATTCTCCCTGTTTGTATATCAACAGTAGGAGTACCAGAACTAGATGCTCCTGCTCCTGGAATCCTTACCTTTATTCCCCTGATACGAAATTTTCTTGTAGGAATACGATTAAACTGTTTACTATCTAAACGAAGAGCAACATAAGCACTATTGGGATAAGAAGAACTGTTATCTATAACTTCTTGAAGGCTGGTAAATTGAAAAGCATTTACTTTTGCTGCGTCTGTGCTGTCTGCTGTAACACGAATTACTCTTACATCTACGGGAAAAGCACCTGTAATATTTATTCTATGATCTCTTGCGTAAGCATCTGCTGTTCTACCGCTAACAGAAGTATCTATAACATCGCTAAAGCCACCTCCGTTATATTGAATTTGAATCTTATAAGCTACTTCATCTCCAACAACATCTCCATTGTCTTTAGCAAACTGAATTTGAGGCCAAGTTAATGTAACTATAATTGCATCTACATCTGTATTGGTTACTTGTCTTGTAACGGGAGCAGACGTAGTTACAGTAACAGCAACAGTAGTTGGCGATCTGCTTTCAGCAGGAATACCACTCATCGCAGTTTGGTTTGACGTTCCAAACTTAGATTTAAATGTTACATCTTGAAAGTTAAAGTCTCCATCAGCAGGGCTACTACTATTTGCAGTAGATTGAAGTATGGGAGTGTCATCAAGAAATACATCTTTTAAACTTGCATTTTGATACGCAGTTGTACCTTTTGTAAGTTCTTCTTTTGATGCACTAGCAAACCCCTCAATTTCTCCTTCAGAAATTAAATCTTGAACTGTTGCAAAACTTCTACTGTGTAAAGTATCGGGAGCACGATATGGGGGAGGTGGGGGCTTTGGTCCACCACCAAAACCTCTAATAAGTTTTTTATCTTCTGTCATGCGTCTACCTGGTTAGTGTCAATCGCTGCACTTATTACAACACTTCCTGTAAAAATTTCTCCATAAACTATTGGAACTGGTGTGCCAGCCCTACTGGTATTCTGAGTTCCACCAAAATTAAATGATAGTCTAGGATCTTCTTCTGACTCAAATTTTTGAGGTTTTGGTAAAGGAAAAAGCATTTCACTAACTCCCATAAGAGTTAAACCTAATCCTACATTCGCTAAAGTAGCTGAAAATGCAGCCATCGCACCTGTTCCTGCTGCTGTAAACCCTCCAAAACCGAAAGCTGGTGCTGCTCCAGGTAGTGCAATAGCTATACCTATTAAAGCTATTCCTAATAATGCTTTTTTAGCTCCTCCAGAACCACTAATTACTGGTATAAAATGTATATCTTCTTGACCAACTGGGTAGTTTATTTCTTTTTCGTCTATTTCGTAACTACCCACTTTTACTTGGTAATATTGTGGACTCATGTAAGACTCTAATCCTGGAAAGTTATGGATTAAAAAACTTACTGCACTTCCCACACTATCTACTTTTACTTCAAACTCTTTATGTCCAACAAATTCTGCTAGTTTGCCGTATAGTCTTACTTTACGAAACATAACGATACCTACCTCCTGTACATTTTAATAACCATTCAGAATAGGGTTCTTTACAACTTAGTCTATCTGTTAAATGATGTAAAACATCTCCATTTAAAAAAATTGCCACATGATTTAAACCATTTCCTAGTATCGACATAAATAATAAATCGCCATTCTCTAACTTTTCTTCTGGTCTTAATTTTCTAAATCCTGTTCTCCAAGCACATTTCTCAAACATAGGATTTTTTAAAAATTCTTCTGGAGTAATTGGTCTTTCCCAATCTCTTAATTCAATATTTCTTTCTTTTTTATACCAATCTCTTACTAAACTCCAACAATCAGTAATACCCCAAACCCATTGACGACCTAAAATAGGTGCTTTATACCCAGAAGGCTCTAAGTAACTCCATTTTTCTGTTTTTGGGTTAACAATATGCCAGGGTAAATTACTATCTTCACAACTAATCTTATCTGCCTGACTAGGATCAGGTGGGGTAATCGGATGACTATGAACTACTCCAACTATTTCACCAGTATTATCTGCCTTTACATAATCTTCAGGGTCAATAATAAAACATTGATGTTCTGTCATTGAAAGATTACGACAAGGAAAATATCTTTCCTTACCTTTTATATTTAACAATAAACCACAAGATTCTTTCGGATCTTCTCGTTTAGCATGAAGTAATGCTTTATATCTCCAAGTCATGCTACAAACGTACCAATAGAAGGAAATATAGACCTAGTGCATTGACGTTTAGGAATCCTTACACCAGCAAGATCCGTGGGAGCAGCAAGTTCAAACTCAACAAGTTCTCTGTTTTCACTCGCCTTCCTATCTATTGCGTAAACTTCTTGAGGAAATTCTGCATTTGGGTCGGGAGTTCCAAGAGGATTTGTATTACCAGGAAAATTAACGGCATCTAAAAATTTTGCTAATGTTCTTATTCTGGTTACAGTAGCTCCTGTTAAATCATTTCCAGATGTTGTTTCATTAACAGTTAGAAGTATTGCAGATATTAGTCCTGTACCATTACTAATTCTCATTTTAGGTCTAGGTAATTGACCTTTTTGAAATGCAAACCCTGTTACTTCTATTGGAAACCTTAAATACTCGTTGCTGTTCCATATAATTCTTCCATTAGCATTTAAGTTTGATCCAGAATGAAATCTGTAAATTGTAGTTGCACCATGTAAAGAACTATCTAGCTGCAATGCAAATAATTCAATAATCGCAGAAGGATTTATTTTTTGTAAATCACTAAATATTGATGAATTTACTGTCATTATGATGCTGGCTCAAATACTTGCCTAAAACTTGTTTGTATAGTGGCTCTATTGTTATAGGGTATAGATTTACTCCATGAATCACATACAAATTCAGATGATGAACTTTCCCCTGGAGGAGTAAAAGTAAAGCTATCACTATCATTTGCACGAGCATCAAGGAATGTTTCTATAGTATCCGCATCTGTTTCTGATACTTCAAATGTAAAATTAAATTCTTTTGGATTTTGATGCTGTGCCAGCCCCAGAAGAATCCTGTGTTCATAACCATCGGCAAAACGAATAGTTCTAGTTAATGGTTTAGATTTTTTACGTTGCCCGTATGTAGGTGTTATTGAGGGAAATGTAGCCATTACACTAATAATCCTCCTGGTCTTTTTTGTTGTATTAGTTCTGATTGTACTGCAACTGAGATAAGACGACCAAGTTCTCTACTACCATTATCATCTCCCTCAACAGAAGATCCAGAAGCATCTACATTTACCACCACGTTAGTTGTACCGCCAAGAGCACTATTTGGTGTAATCATTCCAGAAACTCCAGGTGTAAACATTTCTGGTCCACGCTCTCCAACAAGATAACCACTTCCTGCTTTTACTGAACCTCCTCCTGCTCTTACTCCTACTGTTAAATCAGTATGTTGACTTAAAGGATTTCCTAATGGACCTAATGGTGCTCCTCCAAATGGACCTTTATTTCCTCCAAATATTGAACCTAATCCACCAAATAACGAACCAAATAATCCTCCTCCACCTAATGTTCCTCCTGGATTGCCAAATAATGCCATATTAAATGCAGCATCAATTAATTTATTTAGTACATTATCAAGCATATCTCCCAAAGTAGACGTACCACGAATAAGCCCCTGCAAACCATCGGCAACGTCTGTAGCAAGTGATTGACCTAATGATTTAAATTGTTGTCTTACTTTTTCGGCTTGTTCTGCCTGTTTTTCTAGTGCATTATTCTGTTTTAGTAGATTTTCAATTTTATTTACATCTAATTCTTCTAAGGTTGCTCCATCTTCAATCATTTCTTTTATTTTTGCATCAAGTTCCTGTGCTAATAAAACTTCCTCATAATTACCATCAATTTTTGCTTGTAATAAAGTATTTTGTTGTCTAACCTTCTTCAATCTTGAATCTTCAATCATATTTATAGTTGTCTGCCTTTCCAATGTTTTTCCTATCAATGCAAGTTCTTCTCTTCTGGCATCTATTTGTGCCTGTAGTTCTGCCTTTCTTTCAGTAGCCCTTTTAACTCCTGATCTTCCTTTACCTGGACCAACATTCGCTAATTCAGTTTGTAAAGCCAGTAATGTTGGATCGGTTGCTGATCCTCCTATCTCTGCAAGCCTTGTTCTTTCTGCTCTTTGTGCTGGACCAGCAAAAGGTGTAGCCAATAAGTTAAGAACAGGTAGTAATGCAGCAAGCATTTTTGTTCCTAATAACTGGAATTGATTTCCTATTATTCTGCTCACCTCTCCAAAATCTTTTAATCCCTTAACTGCGTCTGCACCAATAGCTTTATTCATCTGTTCAGTTACGGCTGCTAGTGCAGCTTGTGTTCCCTCTGTCTTTTTAATTAGCTGGATTTGTCTTTCTCTTTCTGTTCCATTTGCCCCTAAAGCTGTAGTCAACCCTTCAATATCAGGAGTTAAGAGATTAAATGCCTGACCTAACTTAGCCGTAGAATCTGTAATTTGTTGTACCTGAGTTAGTAATGCAGTAGCAACTAAACCTCCAGCAAAACCTCCTGTCTGTCCTCCTAATTTTCCACCAATTAATCCCCCAGTAAAACCAGCAGCAGCACCTAATGGTCCTTGTCCAAATAACAATGGAAATGCACCACTTATTAATGCTCCTGATAAAATACCACTTCCACCCGTGCTTCCTTTTCCTGGAAGCATTTGACCCATAGAACTAAAGTTAAGTGGAGAGCTAGGACCTAGAGGTATTTTTGAACTAGGTCTGCCCCCTCTTGTTTTAACTACTTTACTTTGTCTACTTATTGCAGCAGCAGTTTGATTTTCTACTTTTAATTGTTGTTTGTCTACTTGTAATTGTTTTTGCTTTGTTCTTAAATTTCTATTTTCTATTTGCAATCGCTTTGATGCCATATTAATTTTATTTCTTTCGTTCTGTAATACAGTTCTATTTGCTCTTCCACCCTGGGCTAATTTATTTAACTTTGATATACGCTTTTCAAGATTATTTAGCTGCTTATTAACAGTTCTAGTATTTAGTTTTATATTAACTTCGTAATTAGATGCCACTAATCTAGGTAAAACATTACGTTTAGTTTAGCGTACCTTGCGAGTTTGAGCTTTTCTTTTTGCATCTTCGTATGCTTTTTCTTCTTGTTCAGTTTTGTAATTGAAATATGCGTTCCAGGCGTACATTTCTTCTAAAGACATTTTTCCTCGCAGTTCAACTAGTGTCATGCCTAACTTTTCTGCAATAAAAAATTGCATATACAAGTAACTATTCTTTTTTAGTTCAGCTTTTTACGGCATCAGGAGTTGCCTCCTCGCCCAACTCTTGCATTTTTGTCATAAGTTCCAGCAATACTGACAATGGTATTTCTCTTCTAAGACTTGCTCTATCTCCCTCAGTAAATAACTTATTACCAGTTTCATCTTCGGCCTTACCAATAATTACCTGGAGTGCAAAATCTAAACTTCCTTCTTCCTGACCTCTGTTTGCTTTTATTAGAGTAGTATTTATTGTGTCTCTATCAGCAATGGTTAAAGGTGTCCAGTAAACTTTTAAAACTACCTGACCATTCTTGTAGATTTCATAACTGCTTTTGTTATCTACACTAAAGGCTTTCTTTAGTTTGTCGATTGCTCTTTCAGTTGCCATGCAAAAATAATTTTATTATCTATTAACTATATTACTACTTTATTACTTAAAGCCAACCTTTTTAAATGCCATTGCTATGTCTTTGTTAATAAATCCTCCTTTTGTATAGATGTTGTACCAGTTTGGACCTCTTGCAGTTAAAGCATGTTGTCTACCATGTTGTGCGTAAGTAACAGGATTTCCTTTTAAATCGGGTCTTGTTTGACCTGGTGCATTTATAGCAAAACCAGCATATTCGGCTCTGTTACCAACAAATAGGTCTTGATTTAGTGTTACATTCGGAACTCTTGGGTTTTTTATTTGTCTAGCTGTTGGGTCGGGTATTAAATAATATGGAAAGTCTGGTTTTCTTTTTTTATTTGCCTGTACAAGATTTTTTGATACTATCCAGTTTTCTCCAAATGTTCCTGTCCACCACGGACCTTGCTCAGTAAGTGAACGTACTATTGTCTTTGCAGTTTCTTTTCTTCCTTTAGTTATTGCCTTTCCTAAGTCTTTAGTAAAATGCTTTTTAAAGTCTTTAGGCATTGGCAGTAAAGTCGCAGCTTACAACAGATAAGTAATGACTATCTTCCTCAACATTTACAGAAGTTGGTCCTTCAATTTGTAATACTCTTGGACTTACAGAAAATGTATCTGTGTAAGTTGAAGTATTTACAGAAGTAAGACCTGTAATTACTGTTTCAGCTATAGCAGATGCCTCCGCACTTCCCTTATGTGGTGGTGTCATAATTCCACATCTGATAGATCCAGAATAATAACTTACTGCTGCTCCCTGCGTCTGGGTAGTAGATTGTGCAAAGTCTAAACTTACCATTACATACTTTTTGTTTTTACCTGGAGTGCTTAGTGGCATATTGTCAAAAATCACCAACACAGTAGGATCTGCGTCTGTTACCGCATCTAGTATTGCGGTTTCAAATGCTGCTCGTGCGTTTACTAAAGTCATTAGAAAATAACATCAACTCTAAATAAATATTCTTGACCACCTTTTTGAGTAAGAATATTTGTTATCTTACAACCTCTGCTAGATCCAGAAAATGTCAGAGTAATTTCATCTTGTAATAAGGGCTGATTATCTCCTATCAAATCTGGTGTTATGTATAGCCTTGCTACGTTTTCTTGAAAACCTGTTTCTTCAGTTGATCTAACAAACTCAATAGGAACTTTTATCGTGTAGTTCGTATCTACTGTTATGTATTCTCCAGTAGTATTGTTATAGCTTGATACACCTTTTCTTGTGTAAACAATAGTTGTATCTAAAGAATCTCCAAGTAGTGAAACAACCTGTTTTGCAATATTCTTTAGTGCTGTATCTAGTTGTCCTGCCATTATCCTCTAACCGCCCTTAATTGAAAAGTTCCTGCTCCACCTAGCATATACGCTCCAAGATAACTTTGTAACCACGGGTAAACATCTAAAATATTATTTATTGATCCTGTTCCCTGGCTATCGGTATTGTATTTAACCTCAATATCTCCTAGCTTTACTTCACTAAAGTTTCCATCTTTACCTGTAGTACCAGTAATAGCTCCAGTATCATTCGCCAAAGCTCTAGCTAATTCATATTCTGCATACTTAATATTGTTTGGAATCGTACTACAAGCTAACTCAACACCATCTACCTGATAATTAGTTCTAGGAAATTTTAGTGCCTGACTTTCATCGCATCTATCTCCGTAAAATACAAAACTTTCAATCCATCGAGTAGCTGATATTAATGCTCTATTTTTTTGGTCGTCAGTTTTATTTGTCCAGGTTGAGGAGTCTGGTACTGTTTCAAAGTAACTATTAGCTTCTGCCAATGTGACATAACTATTAGCTGTTTCACTTTTTATAGTTGCAATTATGGTAGCTGCCACGATTAATTAAGTAATTTAGTTTTATTGTAGCGTAAAGAAAAAACCCCACCAATAATTGATGAGGTTTTAAAATGGCATGACCACTACATCTGCCAATCTAATCTTAAAATAAATTAAGACTTTAGGCCATTTGATAATGGTGTGTTTACAAAGATTTCAACCATTGGAATTTGGTCGATGTCATAAGTTACACCATAGTTAGAGCCTGTTCTAAGTGCTGAGTTAGCAGGGTTGTCAGAAGCAGAAGTCCACTTTGTACCCATAACGTGATAAGCACTATGGTAATCAACAGACATAACATCTTGCTTAGATAAGATGTTTCTTTCTGCTTCAATACCTAGCTCAGACTGAACACCCTCAAGAATTGTTCCTGACTTCATTAAGTAGCAACGGAACTCTTGACGAT